CATCATAAAGGCGCCGTCGGCGATTATGACTTCGTCAGCCGCAAGAGCCAAAACCGCCGCGGCCGAAGCAGCGAGGCCGTCGACATGCACAACAACGCGAGCACTATGCTCTGCCAATGTCGTCATCATCGCACGCCCCTCAAACACGTCGCCACCGGGAGAGTTGAGACGAACGTGGATCGTTTCGCCCTCATAGCTCGCGACAGCGTCACGCACAGACCGAGCACTCACGCCATACCAGTCATCGATCGCCTCATAGATAACAAGCGTTAGGGAGCCATCGGCTTCCGCGCGCACGGTAAGCAAATCTTTTTCAGCGGCACCTGCATTAAGCAGATTCAAAATGGACTTAGGTTTCATTCTTTGGCGGTCCTTCTGGTTCCGGCGGTCGGTAAACCACATCGCCACCAACGATCGGTGGCATTCCTTCTTTGCGGCGCGGATCATTTGGCGCCATCCAGCCAGGCACATTGTTCCCGCCAAGCGCTTTCTGATAGTTCTCATAGCGTGTCGTGGAGTCGCCGCGTTGCAAACCCTCATGGTTGAACTCAACGCGAAATGGCGTACCGCCAAATAGCTTTCGATTGATCTCTGCTTCGAAGCGCGTGAAGTGAGGATTCACGACAAATGTGATGAACGCGAGAACCTGTTGCTCGAGACCTGTTCCCCACGAGGTTGATTTTTCTGTAAGGCCGATCATGTGAGGCGGCACACCAAACACTCGCGCAATGTCGGAAGCCGAGAACTGCAAAGCTTCGATCAGCTGCGCATCCCGCGCGGTCATTCCCGCCCGCTTCCACTCGCCACCCTCACCAAGGATCAGCGGTTCATGCGCGCCATCCGGTCCCGCGCGGCGTTGCAGCATATCGCGCAACTGGTTGACTTGCGCATCGGTGAGCTTCTTAGGAAGGGTCAAATAGGAATCGTTCAAGTTTCCCTTGTCGTAATAGGAAGCCGAATACTCGAGAGCGTTCAAATCCATGCCGATCGTGGTGGCATGATAGGCGATCGGCGACAACGCCTTGGTCCCATCCCACCCAAGGCCCGGCAGATGCAACATGTCATCCTGATCAAATGACTCGCTCACACCGTCTGCATTGACGTTCGTATAGATCAACCGTCCGCCCTTTCGCCTGACGGACGTTCTTCCGGGCTGGCTAAGCTCCAATGATCTGACAGCATTGCTGAATGAGCTCTTCCGTCGAATGGGAGCGTATGCCTGACCCTCGGTCAGAACTTGAACTGTCGCGGTCTCCCAAAGCTGAGCGCCTGACATGCTGCTGTCTGCAGACGGAGACAGCACATCCAGCATTGGATGATCGGTAACAAGTTCACGTTCCTGCCCGTTTATCTCGAAGATCTCGAGCGGACAAGTCATCACTGTGCCCGCGATAATCCGCACACAAGCAAACACCGCTGACGATTGCAGAGCCCGGTCAGTCGAAACGGGGCGGTTCGGTCCCGGCAACCTTGGGAACGCCTGGTCCCATGTGAGACCACTAGCGTCGTTGCGCACCGCGTCATGGCCCCGCAAGGCCGCCCATGCTTCACTTAGTCGAGACATCAACTACAAATCCGTCACTGTGATATTCGTCCTCTTCTTCTTCCGGCGCGATGCCACACCCCAGAGCCATTATCGAGGCCATGAGTGCGTCGATCTTTTCACTCGAACGCTTTCTCGACGGCATGATGTTCAAATTCTCATCATGCTTGATCGCGATATGCTTGGCATTCCACTCAAGGATCTCGTTGCCGCCGTGAGCCAACCTTCCGGCATAGAGCAAAGCCTCGAACTCTTTGCTTGGTTCAGCAAAAGTTTGGATGCCTTGCCGCATCTCCCGCATCTCAAAACCATCTTTGGCGAGACATGTCGCCAGGTGTGTGGCGTTCCAGGGATCAAAACCGATCTCTTGAATTTCAAAACGATCTGCCGAGTCGTTGATGTGCTTTCGGATGTAGTCCTGATCGATGCGACTGCCGTCGGTAAGGATCAGATAGCCTTGCTCTTCCCATTCCCGAAACGGGATCCCGTCGTCCTTTTGCTCTCTATGGGCGATCTGGTCAGACGGCAGGAACGACCAGTTCAACAAATACCATCGCGGATCTTCCTCTATCGGCGGAAATATCAGCGAGTATGATGCCAGGTCACGCTTTGAAGCTATGTCGATGCCGCCATAACAAAGCCGACCATCTAGCATTGCTCTATCGAACGGCGCTCCATTCCTGCGCCACACCTCAAGATCCAGCCAAAGCTCGGCCTGCTCCGTCCACATATTGAGACGCAGCCGCTTGAAAACATTCTGTTTGGACGGCACCGCTTCGGCTTGAGCGCACTGTCGTCGAAGCCCGTCCAAAGTCACTGTCTGACCGAGGCTAGGGTTTGCCTTTATCCAAACATTTTCATCGCGCCAGTCATCGCCATCATCAAGCGCGGCGATGTAGGCGAACCAACTGTCGTCTCTATGTCCGCCCTTGGTATCAAAACCGTCTAGAACTTGGACGGAATAGGCGCGCTGCTCCCAACAAACCGAGGCCGTTGTTGAACTAAACCCCGCCGTCGTTATCGCCGCCTGGATCGGCTGGTCGCGTGCATCGGTTGCCGTGTCCAGCACGTCCCAGATCTCACGCTTTTTGTGAGCGTGTAGCTCATCGATCAAGCTCATCGACGGGTTAAGCCCGTCAATTGTGTCACCGTCTGCACCAAGCGGGACCATCGTCCCGTCATTCAGTGAGCAAGAGAGTGCCTTCTGTCCGATCTTAATGCGTCGCTTGAGTGGCCCGGACTGTCGGACCATGCGCGTCGCTTCTGTAAAAAGGATCCGAGCCTGGTCTCGTTTGGTGGCGGCGGCGTAAATCTCTGGACCGCCCTCGCGATCCCCAACAAGGCCATAGAGACCAAAGCCCGCGAGCTTTGTCGTCTTGCCGTTCTTCCGCGCAACCTCTTCATAGAGAGTTCGGAAGCGGCGAAAGCCTGTCGACTTACGCTTCCATCCGAACATGCAGCCGATGACAAACTTCTGCCAGGCCATCAACTTGAGCCGCTTGCCGCGCCAGCGACCCTTCGACTGTTTCAGATTTTCAAAGAATCGGATCACGCGATCCGCTTCGGCGGGATCAAACCAAATGTCTTCGACCGGATCCTTAGATCGTTCAAGATCGAACAGATGGCGTTCGCACGCTCTACGCACCAGCTTGCCGGTTATGTAGTCAGGATGGCCGGCAACAACCGCCATCGCGTAGGCCGTCACCACATGAGGAAGGTCATCCAAGGATCAAGCGAACAGATCATCATCATCATCGGGATCCGGCAGGCTACCGTTTAGCAAGCGCAGCCGTGCCACAGGATCAAGGCCGAAGTTGGAACCCAAAGAATTGATCACCCGCACTGCTTCGCGCTCGTCTTGCACTTCCGGCCGTGTCTTATGTTGCTTTCCATTGCGCCCACGTACCACGTAGTAGCGACCTTTCGGCGTGACATTGTCGCTCTCCAGCTCGCGATACCGTTCTTGGCACCAATGCCAACGCCCGATTGCGGCGCATAGCACCTCAAGCTGAATGACATCAATCTGGCTAATCAGCCTAGCGCGCGTTAAATGCTCGTTGATTGTGTCCCAAGCCCGCATGGCGTGTTCTGCACCATCCATCTTTGCCAGCGTTGTCGGATATGCCAGGCAGTCCAAATCAGGCGAACGCCGTTCGCCACCCGCGTTGTCCTGCGCACTTTCCGCCCCGCCCTCTAAGACCGTTAAGAATTGTTCGGATGCGATCGGTTTTGGTTTACGTGCCATTCCCCCCCGACCCCCGCGATCACGCTTACAATAAGCGCAGCCTCTTCTAGGGTTTCCTGTGTAATTGTTTCCGTGGGCTTTTGCCCAAAATTACCCAAACGCATCAGCTTCATTGACCACCGGTAGTGGCGCGCTCGAAGGCCGAACTTTGAAGGGGCGCCCCCCTCTCAGCCCGGATCGCCGTAGCTCGCATCGGGATATGGCTCTTCTCGAGTGAAGCGCTTCCCGTGCCGTTCGACGCCTGATTTCATCGTGCCACAGTCTGTGCAGAGCGGCTGGTGATTGTCAGGATCCCAGAACAGCGGATCGCTTTGTCCCTTGTGGATAACGATATGATCGACCTGCTGCGCGAACACCGACCGCCGAAACAGATCCCAGTGCCGTCTGCAGTATTTATTTTCAGCTCGGTAAGACTTTGAATACTTCCGCCATTGCCAATCGTAACCCCGTTGCGATGGCGTCCCGCGTTGTTTGTCGCTGTCGCGCTTCGCCTTCGCCGGCGGTCGCCAACCCTGCGGCCGGTGCTTTCGAATGCTACCAGGCATCCTTGCCG